ATAACAACTCTTTCGAGTCACCAAGACCTGGTGCCGGTGATATTTGTCACAAAATCTGGTCCATATATACTAATTGTAAATTATTAATATATATTATTTCCCTCATTTGGATAATGGGGCTTAATTCCTAAATAAACATAGGTACATTTAACATTTCATTATGAAAACCAATTTCCTTAAAAAGAAAAAGGTGGATCGTAGATTAGAAATCTACGACTTCACAAAGAAAGTAGTCAAATGATTATGTTTATCTTTGAATAAAACCGAAGATAAACCTTCCATACCACTAATCTTATTAGAGGATCTCTGTCAAAGATTTTCCAACATTATTAAAGGAAGAGGTGTTAAAGAAGCTATTCGTTATGCCAAGGCAACGCGAAATAACTTTTATAACTACCTCAGTAAAAATCCTTTAAGAATAGAAGGGAGTCCTTGTTATGGAGAAACTCAGTTCCCATCAATCCTTGGGCCTCTGAAGAAGTATATAGATGATGAACACTACGACGTTATACGTCTAGTATTAACTATCTTAACTGCTTCGCGTGCCCTTAAATTGAAAGGTGAGGTAGATACTAGTTCAATCACACAACCTGTAAAAGGGGATGTACCTGATTTAACTCAGAATATGCCCGCCTTTTGAGAGGCTTTGGGTTATAGTGTTAAAACTAAGGATCTTCCTAGAAAACTATCTAGTGTACAATGAATGATTTATCGTCTTTCACGTGGTCCTAACGGACACGCGCTTCTTGCTTCCAATTATGAGGCTGGCTTATTATCTAATTCCCTAATTGGGGCATTAGAAATTATAGCTAGCGGAATAAAAGGGAGAATAGAAGGTGTAATATCTGGTAAATTAATGGATTTCCAAGTTTTCTGAGGTCGTCCGGTTGAAAAACCGAGAGGACTTATTAGAAAACTTACTTCCTTCCCTGATAAAGAAGGAAAAATGAGAACCATTGGTATACTAGATTATTGATCACAAATGGCGTTAAAACCATTACATTCATACCTAGCTAGAGCTCTAGAGAAAATTCCTCAGGATTGTACACTTGACCAATCAAAATTTAGAAGTTTAGTTAAAGGATCTGAAATCTATTATAGTGTAGACTTATCATCTGCAACTGATAGATTTCCGATCTCCTTAATTAAACAACTTCTTGAGATTAGATTGCCTGCATCTTATGTGAATGCATGGGAAGAAGTGATGGTAGGAAGTCCATTTGATTTCCAGGGTGATAGATTAATCTATCAGGCTGGAACTCCTATGGGCTCTTACTCATCATTCAACTCATTTGCATTCACTCACCATTATCTAATTTTTCACTGTTGTAAAGAACTTGGTATATCTTGAAAAAGATTACCTTATGCTTTGCTAGGTGATGATATTATTATTGGGAATAAAGATGTAGCGGAAATGTATATGAAAGTTATTGCTTCAATACATGTTGAGATTTCTATCGCAAAGACACATAAATCATCAGATTTTTATGAATTTGCTAAAAGAATAATCTACAAAGATGTTGAAGTATCTCCTTTTCCAATATCCGCCTTAAGACAAGCATCAAAGAGTAGTGATACTCTTGTTGTTCTCTTAAGAGAGGTAAGGAAAAGAGGTTATGACTTAATATCTGTTTCGTCAAGTATCCAATTATATTTCTCTATTGTTAAAGAATTTCGTGCAAAACTTTGTAAAAAGATTGCAACAAATTCTAATTATTTTGATAGTGTATTAGATTTAATACAAGGTATTGTTCCTGCCTATAGAGTGTTTAACGACATTCTAGGGAAGAATAATCTACCTAGTAATTTCTTCAAAGAATGGAGTGAACCTACACTAACTAGTGTAGTTTCACTTTCTTATTTGAAATTACTTCAAAATAACATTACATTAGCATTAAAAGAAATCAAAAATTTCTCACCTTCATCTGTGATGAAGAGTAATGATCTTATGAAATCTTATTATGCTTGATGTGATGAACAAGAGAAAGATATAAAAGGCATGGCCACTGGTAAATATCGCGTTATCCACACTCCAATCTATGGTGCTATTTATGCACTAGAGAAAGAGTTAAAGGATGAACGTATGATGATTACAGAGGCCATTGACAATAACACCATTAGTATTAACAAGAAAACTTCTAAATCTAAACTTAATAAATCGAAGATCTCAGATCTATTGATTTATGAGCATGATAAGAAGAAGATTGTAAATACTACAAGAGAATTCTACATGATTCTAGAAGAAAATATAAAGCGTGAATACTGAATGCAATATAGTAATATGGGATTCAATTCATCTATCCAGATGATTGCTTCACGTAAAACTATTAAGCAAACAGTAAAAGCTTTATAAGTTCCTCTACACATAGGTTTTCTAATTGTTAGTGGTATTGCTCATAGGCTTG